TGCGGAGGATGGGGGAAACGCACCGCTAGGCTCTCTGACCTGCGCAAACACACTCAGATAAAAACTTGGGGGCGCATCGGGGGCGCTCAACCCTCGCGGATCCCCCGAACTGCTGAGCGGCTCGAAATCACATATTTTTATCGCAAATAGACCTCTCAGCGAAACTACCTTGATCTATTCGACGAACAATATAGGGTATTCCCTATGAAGATCGAGAATCTATACCTCGAATCGCTTGAAGCCCTCGCGCTTCAGCTACATGACGAGCGTGAGAACTTTTTACGCACCCTTGTCGATCTGCGTAAACAAAGTGGTCTTACGCAAAAAGATGTCGCCGAGCGTATCGGCGTCACCCAACCTGCTGTCGCAGAGTTTGAGCACTACGACGCAAACCCTCGCCTCGACACTATTCTCCGCTACGCCCTGGCAGTCAATGCTTGTCTCAACCTGCGCGCGTATGACGCGAACTGCTGAGCGTCTCGAAATCGATATTTTTTATCGAAAATCGGCCTCTCAGAGAATATTTTCTCCTGAGCGCACGAAAAACGCCCTCTACCCCCGATTTTTCGGAGATAGAGGGCAAATTCTTCGCTCAGAGCTTTTTCTTGATCCGATCCAGCTCCTGCCAAATCCGCTCGTGCTCGTCATGGGCGTGCGAGTCTAGCGCGATCCGCTCGGCGCGGTCCTGCTGCTGAGCTGCCTGCAGCTGAGCTAAGACCTTGCCGTGAGCACTGATCTCTTGACCCTGCAGCTGCTGGGTGTGCGCAACGTCAGCGAGAAGCTCGCTGACCCCGTCCAGCTTCCCACCGAGAGCGTCGATATCATCGCGGAGATTCGTGGAATGATCATTGTGAGTCTGATCTTTCACGGACTCGACGACAGTACCGACCTCGCTCACACCTCGATGAAGGTCTTTCAATTGAGCATTGATCTTACTTTGCACGACCTTCAGATACGCGATCACGACGCCGATCCCCATCACTAGGAGGGAGGAGATTGCAGCGACAAGATCCGCACTAAAGAAGTCGGTAATCGCAGACGGTAGCAACCAGCCTCACCGCGATTCTGCACGATGCATAGGCTCGTAAGAGTCCGAGCCGGACGATCGCGGCTTCGAGACGTCGTAAAGGCCCGCGGCTGACAGACCGAGGATCATGCCCTGGGCAGCTGCCTGATACCATCCGTACCCCGCGAGTTCGTACTGGCCGACCGCGAGCGCGATTCCGAGGACGACAGCGAGGAGGGCTGAGACCTTGCCTGAGAGGCCCAGTGACTTGGCGAGGTTGGTTAGTGCCAGGATTGCTGGGACTGAGGCGATAGTGATGATTTCGGATGTCATGGGTTGCTCCTAGATTGCGTCGTTGTTGAGGGCCTGCTGCAAAGCGCGGATCGTATTGGACGGTGCGTCGAGGCCCTCGTCCGGCTCGAATCCGTAATGAGCTTCGAGAGCGTGGATTGTCTCGGGTCCGAAGATCCCGTCCTGCTCGACGCCTAGCGTGGCTTGGAGGGCTTCGATGACTGCGCTGCCCTCGGCTAGGGAGACCCATTCCCAGCCGGTCGTGAGGCCGGGATTGTCATCCTCATAGTCTTCATCCTGACTGGAGACGATCCCGTCGACCGTGGTCCCGAGGATCTCTTGGAGCTTGCGGGTCGTGTCTGCGCCCCAGTAGCCATCGACGGTAAGAGTGCCGTCTCCTGCGGGAGCTGGAGCATATGCCGGTCGGATGACAGCGCAGATATCGTCGTGAGCACGGACGCGCCGATAGACGCCTCCGCCGTTGGACTGCGAGCCCGCACCATTCGATGTATTGAATTCCACGGTGTGGACGTATTCGCCGACGCGGTAGTCTGCGAAGCCGGTGTGATCGGCGAGACCGTCGCCATCCCAGTCGAAGCAGAGGACGTCGCCGGGCTGGATGTCGTAGAAACCTACTAGACGACCGACTTGTGAAGCGTCGCGCACCATCCAAGGCACATAAGCGTACAAGCGTCCGTCGCCGAGAAGGCTTGTGCCTGCCTGATCGAGGACCCATGACACGCCCATCGCGCAGAACGGGACGCCAGACGCGCCGAAGTAGCCTGAGCCAGTCTTTTCAGCGTACCAGCGACCATACTTGCTGCCTTCTTCCGGATCGTCCCAGCGGGTATAGCCGACCTGAGAGCCTGCGATGTCTAGTACTTGCTGTGCTTCTGCCATTGGTCAGGCCTCCTCGTTTCCAGTCTTCGGGTCTGCGGGACCGTCCCCAAATTCGGGCATCTGACGGACCTTCATTTCCTCGTCTTCGTGATCTAGCTGCACTGTGCGTTTCCTTCTTTCGATGAGATAGAAAGGGATTGAATGAGATTGGATGGGATGAGTTGGAATCGGGAGGGGATCAGAGAGGCTCGTCAACCGCAGGAGGTAGCGTCGACGGGACGGGAGCGCGAAGCGACGGATCCACGCGATCGAGGAGAAGACCACGATCGCCTCCGGCTGCTTCGTACTCCTCGAAAAGAGCCTTGAGCTTTTCGGGAGACTCCGCGATCACCGATCGGCGGTGGATCCCCCATTCGGCCATCGTTTGCAGCTCGGCGAGATCACGATCGGTTAGGGCCGCGAGGTCGATCGTTGCCTTGGTAATGGAATCCACGAAATTAGCCATCTAGTCGCTGCTCCTTATTTGGCTCGGATGATCTTCTGGACCGTGTAGTAAGGCTGCAGAAGGCTCATCGACTGGCTTCCACCTGTCTGCCCCGTCTCTGTATCCCCAGCGGTCAAGCCGTCATTCGCAGCCGTCGCGATCCACGATCCATTGGACTGATTGAGCGAGATGAAAGACTGGCGCCCATTTCGTTTCTGCCGATCAAACCAAGTGCGATCGTTGCCCGCGTGACGGTGAGCAGGCATTTCACCGATCGTGATCTGATGCCGTTTCTCGCCGCCGGTCTGACCGACCGATGAGAATTCCCCACTGCCGTCGGCCATTACAGCGACGCGGCCTCGAAGATCCGGGACCCTAAACATGTCCCCGAAGCGGAAGCGACCGCCGAGGACCTGTGCGAGCTGCGGATATTGCACGACTGGATACGTCGCGCCGTCACAGAGCAGGTAATCCTCCGGAGCGCTGGCTCCCGCGAAATCGATTACCGTTCCCACGGGAACCGCCGGACTCGTTTGGACGGCTGCCGCGCTACCGGATGCGAGGACGAGAGCGCGACGCGACGCCAGCAGCACCGGGACGCGCTGCCCCTGCACCGGAGACCCGACAACGTCAATACTCGTGAGCGCTGCCGACTGTCCATCGAGGATCACAGAGACAGGATTGACAGCCGAGATCGTCCCCCAGCGGAGGGACACTTTCTCTCCCGCGATCCCCGCGACCGCCTCAAGCTGCTCGGCTAAGAAGCCGGTGAGGTCCTCTACCATCGGCCAACCTCCTTAAGAGTCGTCGTCTGCAGAGCCGTTGGCTCAAGCTGAATCCGCGTCTCTTGGACCGTCGCCAGCACGCTCACGCCGCCCGAGCGATATCCCACGAGATCATTAGGAGCGAGAGGAAGCGGGAGATGCTGAATCTCAATCTTCCCCACGGCTCCCGACGCTGCCGCGAGTCGGCGCTTCGCAAGATCAGTGATCACTTGCTGATTCGCAGCCTCGACCCCCGTCTCGACCTTGGAGACCCAGCGGCCTCGCGCTTGATAGGACGCAGGCGATGCAGGGTCTCGATTCTCGGCGTATCCAACAAATCCGGCTTTGTCCCCGCTGCCCTGGGACACACAAATGTACCGATTTGGAATAGCTGCTAGGTCTTGCTCTCGCGTGAAATCCGCGAGGTGAATTGCATTCTCTCCCTCGACGAAATCCCAAACCTTCGCGCGACGCAAAGGCTCCACGTAAGGCGATGCCTCGAACGCCCCCGAGGCTCCGACCGTGAGCGACCAGAATCCAATCGCCTGCAGGATGTCATTGATAGCGGTCAGTTTGGGAGTGCCTGCGTCCCAGACCATCGAGGACGTGAGCATCGGCCCACCATCACTGATATTCACCGGAGAGACGTCTGTCAGTAGGTGACGGACGTGCGCCAGCGGATGATTCGAGGGCACAGTCTGATAAGCAGCGACAAAAGCGTCGCCGTCGAGGAGCGAGAGTTTCGAGATCAGCTCGACCTGCAGACTCGACCCGCCCTCGCTGTACGAGAGCTTCGGCGAGGCAAAGAGAAAGACGCCCAACGGCCAAGACTCGCCGCTCGCGAGCTTGTAGACGATCTTGACTCGGTCTTTCGCCCAATCAATCTCCTGCCCGCGATCGATCAGATTCAGTGTCCCCGAGGTCCGGAGGCGCGAGCCCGCACTCATCGACACCTCGCCGCCCTCGACGCCGTCGAGACGACCTTTTTCTCGCTCGCTCGAGTCGAGAAGAATCACCTCGATCGACGCTTGCCGATGCCCGGTAAGGCTCACTCCTCCACCTCCTCAAGATCGATAGAGATCTTCCAGATTCCGCCGACGCTCCGAGGCGCAGAGACTGACGAGAGACTGCAGTAAATTCGACGTCCCAGCGGATCCCGATACAAGAAAGGCGCAGGCAAAACCGCGAGTTGCTCGAGCTTCTGCACGTGCGTCGCATACTCGCTGTCGGTGAGGACCGCACTGACCGAGATCGACCGCTGGACAGCCGTACCGGTCACCTCGACACCGCGAGCGCGCCCCGCAAAGTGCTTCACTTCTCGGTGTAGGAGGCTAGGTGTCACGGTTACTTCTGGCTCATACTTGAAGCCGACGCAGGTGCGGAAGCCAGCACCTCCGGAGATCCAGACTTGGCGACTGGCAGCGACCAGTGTGACTGTCGTTGACTCGGATGAGGGAGTAACGCTCGACGCGGTTACTCGGTAGAGCGTTTTCCCGCCGGAGGGAGCTTCCCGGTCTTGCACAGTGACGTCCGTCGGGAGATCAGTTGCGATCGTTTCCCATGTCTGCCCATCGTCTTGAGAGCGATCGACCTGATTGGACACAGCAGCGACGGTCTTCCCCACCTTGGGCGGAGGATTGGTGATGCCGATTGAGACGACGCCAGTGGAATCATCCCACTGCGCCGTGACCTTCGGTGCTTCCGGTGGTGCATATCGGACTGTACTTTTACGAGTTGCGGGCTTGGATTCGAGGCCTTCGTCAGAGACTACGACGACTGATGTGGAGTATTCGTGGCCGTTGGCCGCGCGCTCGGGGACCGTGTATGAGGTCGCTGCGCCCTGGATGATTTGGTCGGCGACTACGCGATTCTCCGTCACGTCCGTGACTTGGATGCGAGCGAGAGTCTGCCGAGCCGCCGACGGCTGGTAGTAGGACCAGCGGACGACCAACTGGCTTGTGTCGATCCGAGTCTCAGGAGAAAGAATCCCTGCGGTAGGTCGGGCAGCGATGAGGAAGCTTGAGACCGCGCTCCACGGAGACGCGCCTGCTTCTTCGTTGGGCTTGTACATGCCCCACGTGCGGACTTGCCATTCGTAGGTGCCCTCACTGAAGGCCGCGACACTGTACTGCTGAGCGTCGCCGGTGACAGTGTAGGTCGACCAGTCAGACGCTCCGCGCGAGCGGAGCCGGATTTGAGCTTTTGTCTGCGCGGTCGTGTCTTGAGTGGCGTGAATCCACTCGAGCACTCCCTCGCCCATCGGGATCGTCGATCCCTGTGGCTTCAAGCCTCCGGGAGTACCCGGAACGGACAAGACATAGACAGAGTTGGACGTCTCGCTGTACGGGGATACGAGACCGCCCGGGCCTAGCTGACGGACACGATACTGATGCGTGATCGACGGATTGAAAGACGAGTGAGTCCATGACGTCGCGCCAGCGGGCGCGGTGCCGACTTTGGTTTCTCCGTCCCAGATCTCGACGCCCCACTGATCGCGATACGGAGTCGTCTTGGTCCACGTGACGCGGATGGCTCCGCCAGTGATCTTGGAAGCTTTGACGTCTTTCGGCGCACCGGGCGTCGAGTAGAGGTCGCCGGGAGCGGTGGTATTGGACGAGCCTGCTTTGTTCTCGACCCAGCCCGACTCCGCGCCGTCGTTACGCCAAGCGTGAATCCGCCAGCGATACTGATCATTCGCGGGCACGCTCTTGTCGACCCAGCTGCGAGCCGACGCGGGAAGATTCGCGAGGCGCCGATACTGAGCCGTCGACGCATCCCAGCGATCGACCCCGAGCCAGTCCGCC